ATACATAGGCCGTGGATTAATTCAAGTTACCGGTAAAGAAAACTATACGCATTGTGGCGAAGCTTTAGGTGTTGACCTGATAACTAACCCCCAACTATTGGAAGAACCCCGTTACGCCGCTTTATCGGCCGGCTGGTTTTGGAATAAAAAAGGGTTAAATGCCTTGGCTGATGAAGGCACAAAAGATGCGTTTGAAGTAATGACTAAACGTATAAATGGTGGTTTACTGGGGCTTGATGACCGTAAATCTAAGATGATTGAAGCACTTAAAGCACTAGGGGCACAAAATGGCTGATAAATTTTACAAAGAAACCAAAAAACACGAAAAAGCTGAACACAAAGAAATGATGCAGTTACGTAGTGGTATTTTTGAATTAAAACGTGAACTTAAAAAACATGAAAGTGAGCCTATGAACAAGGCCCACCCTAAAGCTAAATAAGTTGAATTAATTTTTTTTCGTTTTCCTGGGTTTCTCTAGCAAGTTCCCAGGCCATGCGCCAAATTGTTAGCGCAGTTGATCCTTCATAAGAAAAATCAGGAAAACGTTGGATAAAACAATCATCACAAATGTTTTTATCTTTTTCAATCCAAACCCGTTCGTCAGTTTTTTTAATCTTTTTCATTTAATTCTCGCTACTTTTGCTTTACGTAAAACTTGTTCATATTGTTCTTTAGCTTGATCATCTAAGCTACGCAATGGAAGGTTTTGATAATACTTCCATTTATCCCTATATTCTTGTTGTTCTGACGGCGGCATCCAACCGGTTAAACGCCATCTAATAGTAATATCTGTACCAGCGGCCGTCCAAATGTGATCTTTCATATTTCCCCCTTAGTATCTATGTTTAGGCATACAAGTTACTTCTACTGGAATATCAGCGGTAAAGCCGTTGATCTGACGTTTGGTAGTAATTACATGGGCACGTAATCCAGCCCCTTCACATTCTGTAACGCCATTAATAACTTCATTCCTGGTAAGTGAAGCTACTTGCTTATCTAATATCAATTGTTGGCTTGGTGCTTGGCTATAAACGGTTCCGGAAGTGCTACTGCAACCAGTTAAGAACAACATAGTTAATACAAAACCAACCATTAATATGCCAGTTGCAATTTCATTGGCTTTATTTTTCCATCTTTGATTACGGGCACGTTTAGCTTCCCAGGCAAGAAGCTTGTTATATTCTTCACGATCGCCCCAACCTTTATCAACCATGCGTTGTAGGTTTTCTTGTTTAGCTTGATAAGCCCAATATTTTTCTGCTTGTTGTTCTTCTTTATTCATTTTAATTCCTTTATTTATCACCGCAACATTGCGGTATTGGTTAATTTACTAAAGATTACTTTAGTTGTAAAGCGGTATTTTGCATTAATACAACAAAAAGGTGGGGCTACTCGCTACGTCTTGGTGATCATCGGCCACGAATCCGCAACCCTATCCAAGCATCCGCTTTTGCCCCTAAAGGACTATACGCCGCAACCGCAAATCATTTTGCCGTTAGGTCCTGGACGGCAACCGTATGGCGCATATGTTGGGCAAGCCGCAATTGCTTGGCCTACTGCAAACATTAAAACTACTGCCGCTAGTGCTTTTTTCATAATAATTTCCTTCACTTGTGATTGTTTTTTAACTGCCAAAATTCCAATAACTTAGTAAACATAAGCCAGTAACGATCTAAATCATCCGGTTCATGTTCTACTACCTTCACCCCAGTAAACTGGGTAATGCCGTTGACCATTTTGTAGCCAACAAACACGTTAGCGCACCGGGCTTTAGGCATATTAAAACCCTGGCGATAAGCCGCTAATTGCATCCCGTGTTCCGGATAAACGTCAACCTTAGAAATATCGTCAGTTTCTTTAGTTTTTACGTCAATCGAAATGCCTTCAAATTGATGCGTAGCTTTAGCGGTTAAATCTGATTTGCCGCCGAATCCTAATGGATGGGCAAAAGATAATTCCGGCAACCATAATTGTTCGCCAAAATGGGCTTTAATAGCTTCTTCAACGGGCCGGCAGATTTGCATAGCTTCAGGTATCAGCGCACCTTCAAAGAAAGCCTGGATCGTTGCATGGATGGCCGTACCACGTTCTGCGGCTACACGGCCAGTTTGTTTGGAATCCATCATGACACGTTCAAGCCATGATTGTTCCGGTTCACCTTCCTGGCGTGGAAGGGTTAAAGCACTTAACAGGACTTGTTGTTGTTTCCATGTATCAAGGCCTGGTTTTGCCGCAACTCCAAGGATTGTTGTAACGCTAGGACAAAGGTTATTTGTTCTTGCATCCCGTAACGTTGTCGGCCGTATGTTCCCGTTTTTACCAACAACTGTATAGGCTGGATTTCCTTCACGATCATACCAATGCCCACTTTCCGATTGACGTTCTTTAATTATCATTGTTTTGGTTTTCTTCCACGTTTTGGTTTTACTTCATCCGTATGAATGTCATATTCAGTTGGTTCTTCAAACTGAATTGATATTGGCCGAACTGGTTCTTCCTGGACCGGTGTAATTACGACAACTTTGCTGGCAAATTCGCCGCACCAATCTTGTTGGCTTTTGTTTTCTATATGTGGGTAACGTTTGCATACGCCATATGTATCGTTATGCGTTCCGGCAAACCATTTACATTCAATACATTTCATTTATTCACCTAATGTTTGTAAGATTAATTTTCTATCTTTTGGGTCCTTAACTAAGCAAGCGGCTTCAGTAACTAAAGCCCTAGTAAACTTAGATAAAGCTTCATAACTAAAACCAATGATTTCAGTTTCTTCATCATGCCCAATATCTTGATGTGTTTTCAAGGTGTAGTGATCACAAACAATAAACTTAACCATTGGTTTCATAGTGCCCCCTAGAAAGGAATATCGTCATCAATCAATTCTGACGGTGCAGAACTAACCGGTGGCGCATTAGGTTCAAACGTGTTGCGGTATTCGGCAGATTTTTTAATAACGCCTTGCATACCTTCTGACAACTTATTAAATTTATCTTGATCAAATGGATCAAGGGTAAAAATCATTAATTCGTTTACGCCAACTGGTTCGCCAAGTTTTTTCAATGCGGATGGCACCTGGCTAATGCTGGCAATGTTTGCGTATTCTTTACCATCATAAGTAGAATGGGTAATTGAAACCATGCAGTATTTGCCAAGCAATACTTCCAGGTTAAAACCGTCTAATTCTTCTTGGGTAAATGCTTTACCACGCCAGGCTTCTAAATCCTTACGCAACGTGGCTTTTTCGTCCAGGGATAGCGTATAACGTTTAGATACGATTAGTGGTTTGCCTTCTGCGGTTTGTAGCGGCTGGCCATCGTTATCTTCACCATGCAATTCAAACATGGCAATGATTTTGCGTTGCATTTTGCGCTTACCCATCCATTCGGTAGTTTGTGTACCAATGTCAATAATGCGGTATAGACGGGCCAAGAAACTGCCGGCTGGTGGTAGTTTAAAGTCACTACCGGAACTGGTTTGTTTAGCAATTATCATTTTTTTCACTTTCCAAAAATATTTCCAAAGTCATTGATCACGTCACGTAACAATGGGTTAACGTGACTATTACGTGGTTTTCCACAAGCTTGACGGATGCAGTCAACTTGTTCCTGGGTTAAAAATTCATTACTAAATTCCATGTCATCCAAAGCTTTTTCCAGGAATTCTTCATGTTCCAACATTAACTGGTTTAATTCGCCATCCATGTTTATTACTCCTTTTTTATCACGGCAACATTGCCGTACTTACAAATGTAAAGTAAAATTTAGTTGTTGTAAAGAAATATTTAGCAAAAAAGGAAAATAAATGACAGATGCACAACTAATTGATATGTTGGGCCGGCCAGCAAAGGTGGCAAAGCTATGTGGCGTAACGGTCCAAGCGGTGTGTCAATGGCGCAACAACAATGCAATTCCAGCCGCACCGTTGATGCTAATAGCGGCAACAATAGAAAAAGAATCAGCCGGCCTAATAACCAGGAAAGACCTTTTCCCACAAACTTGGCAAATTATTTGGCCGGAGTTAAGCACGGTT